GATGATCTGTGTAAAATACGAAAACGGATTCTTGGACTTGCGTGGGTTGAAGTTGTACGCATACAGCAGGCAATTTTCTATTCCATCCGATATCATCTCTTCACGATACGGGTAGTTTATAAAATTGGGCTTGCGTGACAGGCGGTCAGCAATAGCCATGAAACACTCACCGATATAGGTGGTTACAGGTGGGTGTGGCTTGCCTTCTTTTTCTGCTGCCTTCACGAGCGTTTTCCACGCTTTCATCTCTTCAAAAAAGCGTTTGTTGTCAATATAATGATCGTTCTTTTTAGCCATGATGTCCTTTCATTACCAATAGTATCACACAATCACACTTTGTCAAGCACCGTCTTGGGGATTTTCTCCGGTGAGTCCGTCCATATAGTCTTTCAAGAATGGCGACCAATCACCTAGACGATTACCGTAGTGGGGGTCTTTGGCTTGCTCACCTGTGGGCGGCTTCCATTCGCCCTTGCCTTTGGACGGCTTCTGCTTCTTGGAAACTGACGGCTTCTTTTTCTTGGGCTTGAACATGGAGTCCATCATTTCAATATCCATGAAGTCGTCCATGCAGTCTTTCAAGTAATCAAATATACCGTTCTCTATCCATTCGTTTATCATGTCGTTGGGAACAGAGAAACTGAACAGGATTCCCTTCTGCTGTGGAGGAAAGAATGGAGGAAACAGAGGCGACTTGTTGTTGCCTTTTGGTGGCTTGGGGGCGTTTGCGTCTTCAGGAAATTCTGGTTTCTTGTCCATAGGCTCATCCAGTTTAGGAATACCCATAGACTCCAACAGGGCATCTAATTTCTTTAGTTCCTCTTCTGTTGGTGCAGGCACAACAGGATCAATATCAGGTTCAATTCCACCTGTACCGCTAGCCTTGAAAGTGTCTTGAGCATCAGATTGGGTGGCATACAATTTTTCCATATCAGGATCAGGTGTCAGTTCTAGCAACACGAACTCTCGTGGAATATCCACTTTGAATTCTACTGCACCACCCAACCAATCTGTAAAATATAAGACACTCTTTTTCATGCCTGTGAACGGATCAGCCACCACAGAGTAATTGATTTTCATCGGGCGTTCCAGCGTGAACTTGCCACGAGGACGAGCGGCTACTTTGGAAATTATTTCTTCACCGCTACGCAGTTTGAAGACTCGGAGTTTAGACTTCTTGGCTCTCATGCCGTTTCTCCTATCTTGATCTTTACCACCTTGTGTGTGAATCCTTCAGACTCGTAAATCTTCAAACGCTCTTCCATGTGTCGCATTGTGTGGTTTACCCACGATTTCCAAGAAAGGTCATCCCCGATATCAAATAGTCTAGCAACGGACTTGTGTTCGGAGACTCGTAACTGCCTGCCAATGCTCTGCAATACTCGTATTCGGGACTTTGAGGGAGAAGCAAACACAATATTGTTGAGTCTGCGTATGGAGATGCCTGTGCTGAATGTTCCATAAGAAGCCACTATAACTGCGTCAGACTCCTGCTCAACGATCTTGCGTATCTCTTCTCGCTCTCCCGCTTCTGTGCCTCCGTATACAAAGAACACTTTACGAGTGGAGCCTACACGCTCGCTCACTAACTTATGTAGTTCTGTTCCGTGTCCCTCAACAAATTGAAATAATACAAGTGTGTTGCCTTTTAGTTTTTGGCACATGTCTGCAATGAACCCGTTTCGTCGTTGTGAAGAAATGATCCACTTGATTTCGTCTTGGTACTTGGCTCGCTTGACTGCAAGTCTATCTTCTGCGGGATAGTTCAACACCAAGCAATCAATTTTTAGATCGCTGAGAATCTTCTTCTCCATAAGTTCTTTGGTCTTGGTGACTTCGTATGCACGACCAAACAGCCCCTCAAGCACAAGGCGATGTGTCTGTGTGCCGTCTAGTGTGCCTGTTGTGCCCACACGGAACGGGCAGGTCTTTAGTTTGGTCATAATAGAGGTAAGCGACTTGGCTTTGAAGAGGTGAGCCTCGTCACCAACCACTGCACCAAACTGCTGAAAGTATTTTTCATTCTGCTTGAACACGCTTTGCCATGTGGAAATGACCACACGCTTATCTGTGGTCTTGGTTGCACCTGCTAGAATCTTGTGGCAGTTTTGATTCACTCGCCAATTGTTGTCATACGAATAATCAATAAAATCAGAATACATCTGCTCTACTAGTGATACCGTAGGCACAAGAATGAGTACCTTTTTGCCCTTTGGAATCTTGTCCAAGTAGTAGCGAACAAGCGAGTAAATAATGAGACTCTTTCCGCTGCCTGTGGGAGACAAGAGCAAGCACCGTTCCTTCTCTATGGCGTGGTGCACGGCATTTATTTGGTGATCGTGGGCTTGGGCTTTCTTGCCTCCCACACAAACCTGTAAGAAATCTTCTATAAATTTTCTTACAACATCAGGTGTGGTTTTGACCTGATTGGTGTTAGGCATAGAGACGCTGTAGCCACGCTCATGGGCAAATTTTTCAATGTATTCGGCAAGCCCACCGTATATCTGTTGTGTGTGGATGTTGTACAGGCATATCTCACCGTTCCACATACGGGAACGATACGCAGGCATAAACTTGTAACCGGGAACCTTGAATGTAAAGTAATCAGCCAACTCTTTGGCTATACCACGCTCGCATCCGACGCGAAGCCATACCGAGTCAACTATGTTTACATCAAGGTCTACCATTACTTTAGTGTTTCTTGTGTTATCACAGTTCCGCTAAAACGAATAGATTCGCTGCTGCCCAAATCTCCACTCCAACCAACCACATCCACTCCTGAATCGTGCATCATCTGAAGCCCTGCACGAACAGACCCTTCCCATTTTGGTGCAGTCATTTCCACAAGTCTTCGCATAGTAACAACCCTCTTGATACCAAATTCAATCATTGCACGGGCACATTCTGCACACGAAGCCCATGTGCAGTACATATGAAGCCCTGCTGTGGGAAGCCCGTTCTTTAACGCTTTGAATATCACAGATCGTTCTGCGTGTTCGGTGCAGTAGTTTTTTGATTCAATCGTCAAATTGTCTCCTGTGAGGCGAACGGATTCAGGAATCCTGTTCCACGCAGCCAAAACGATCCCGCCACCACCGGGAACCACAAGAGCAGCACCCACCTGTGTGCGTGGATCAGTAGAGTGCTTGGCAGCAATACCCCACACATCCTGTAGGTGCATACGATCAATCCACCAATTCAGTCGGTCTTCTCGGAGCAGATTACTGTCCATTGACAAACTTTCTCCACTCAATTGCATTACGAATCTTCCAGTGGCGATTGTTCAACTCCTTGACTATCTCTTCAAGCAGCCCAATCTTTTCCCGCTGGTAATACACCTTCTGCTTGGCTTTCACAATATCTGCATCTGCGTTCAGATACATGTCTAGATCGTTACGCAAAATCTTGAGATTGAAAGGCTCCCATCCACGAGCAGCCAATTGCTCTTCACTCATCTTGCCTGTGTAGTACTCCCACTTGTCGCGTAGGATCACAGCCACATCGTTCTCGTAGCGAGCGAGGCATAGACGCTCTTCCATGAGAAAGTTCAGATACTTGTTGTGGAGTTGTGGAATCCGTAGTGATTCCGCATCCAATGCAGAATCGTCAATACGGGTGTCCTTTTCCAATTCTTTGCGAATATCGTCTAGGGTCATAAACAAACCTCCATCGGAGGAGTATACACGGGATTCTATAGAAGTCAAGCGGAAGTATTTGTCAAAAATATTATAACACCTCTATGTCAAAACTGCGATACTTGAAAGTGCAGTTTGCCACAAAGGGTTCAGGATCAATCACGGTGGAACTAAAATCAACCGAAGATAGGCTGCGTGGATACAGGTCATGGAATGTAATATTCATCTTGGGATTCTTGGTAGAATTCAAAATTACTAGGTTGGCTGTGGTCACATGAGTATTTGAAGGCTTGAACTCGTTGTAGTTCTCCACATTGGTCATAGATCGCATCCAATTAAATATTTCAAGATAGTTGCCCATCTGCTCGTCTATCACAAAACCCATATTCAATTCGTCAAAATCTAATTTGGACGGACGAGAAATCTGTTGGAACGGGGTGGGCATTATCACTTCGCTCATGTTCACAGTCGGAAGCGAAACGCTCTGACAAAAGAAAGACACCTTGGGAAGCCGTGCAATACTGAACCGATAGTAGGTCGGCAGCAGCGGATTCATGTATTGAGGATATCGGCTAAGAATGCCGTCCTCAATAGATGTGAAATCAAATGGTTCGCCTTTAGCCATGTGCAAGTATTTAGACACCAAAAGAAAAGGGGGAGAGGTTTGACCCTCTCCCCCAAGTCTTCAGTTTACTTCAACTATTACGATGCAACGCCGTGTAGGTTGTCTACGCGGAAGATGCGGTAGTAACGGTTGCTACGGGTCTTGAGGAAACCTCCACCCTGAGTAGCACCTTCAGCGAATGGGTTCGCAACCATGCCGTAGCGGGTCTTGAACGCAATCTTGGGCTGGAAGGTGTTGGTATCAACGGCTCGCATCATTTGTAGTGGGACATAGGGGCAATAGAAGATACCAGCGTCGTATGGGCTGGTTCCCTTATATCCTACACAAACAAAGTTTCCATTGCTAGCAGAAGTTGTATCAATGTACGGATCAATATAAACCTTGATCTTACCATTGAGTGTACCAGCAAAGGTGTTGCCAGTGTCGTCAACATCAAGGCTGACATTTAGTGCAGGGCTGATGTTGAGGAAGCCGCCCATTGCGAGAGCAGAAGCAACATCTGCCGAGCAGATGATGAAGTTGCCCTTGCCACGACGGGTATCCTTGGCGATCTGGTTGCACTCACGCTCAATCTGGAACATGAGTCCACGGAACTTCTCAGCACTCCAACGACCGTCAGAGTCCTGAATGAGATCGTAAACACCACCAACAGCAGATCCAGCGGCACTTAGACCACCAACTACGGTCTTGTAGTACAGGTCGGTCTGTTGTCCGCCAAGTTTTGCACAACGATAGATGTTACGGACTACCTCGCGGTTGATCTCGTACAGAATTTCTGTGCTGAGAATGTTGGCGAGTTCGGTTTCAGCGTCAAGACCGTGAACAGCCTTGAGGTCTTGAGCGAGTTCTACGCTGTAAGAAGCAGCGAGAGCACGGGTGTTGGCTTGTACTGCAACACGCTCAATGCTGAAGCCCATCTGGTTAGGAGTTACGCTTTCACCAGTCTGGGTGCTCATGCCGATACCCTGTGTTAGACCAGTGATAGAGTTGGGATCGCTTAGACCGGGGAAACCAAGGAACGGATCAACAAATCCGTAGGTTCCACCCATAGCACCTGTTGCACCACGAGCACCTGCACCAGCGGTGTGACCGCTAGTGGCTTGAGTAGCAGTACCACCTGCGTATGCAACATCAGCCTCGTTGAAGAATGCTTCTTCGCCAAGACCAGTTACGGTTGTTCCAGAACCTTCTTGACCAGCGTACTTGCTACGCATTGCGAAGATCAAGCCGGTCGGAGCCGACATGGCTTGAACGCCGCAGATGTCGTATGCCATTAGGTTTGGCATGGCACGACGAACGAGTTGGATAAGAATGGGGTCGTAACCCTTGATGTTGCCTTCGCCGCCAACAACAGGCGACATACCGCCGCCAAGTACGTTGGTGGTTTCAACAAGCATCTGCTCCTTGATTGCCTTCTCTTGGTTTTCCAAGAGGGTGGCAATGGTGGCACGCTTGTGAGCGTCAGCAATAGGGGCTAGATCGCCGTGATCTAGGACAGGCTTCCACTTGCGGAGTGCCTGCTCGGTTAGAAACTTGTTTTCCATGTGTACTCTTCTCCTTTTTTAAAAACAGTCTGTGGTGACTGGATTAGACTTGCGACTTGCTCATTGACCGGAGGTACGCCTCCATGAGCGGGGACAATTCCTCTGAAGCGTCCTCAACCGATTCCGAAATGTCTTCGGCAGCGGGCGAGGAACCCTCCGTAACAGATCCGATAGTCTCAATGTTCTCTCGGAGAACACCAAGTTTCTCGGCAAACTGATCGACAGTTTCAAACTCAACATCCTCTGCGAGTCTGCGGAGTTTTTCTACTTCGGTATCAGTTAGACCTTCTGCGATTTCGCGGAAAACGATTTCGCACTTTAGTTGTTCAATCTCTTCAGCCAAACCAATGTTCTTTTGGACCTGCTGCGACAGTTCTTCGTTGAGAGTGCTGTTTTCGTTCAGAGCCTCATCAAAGAGATCCGTCTTGTCTTCCGGAACAGTAATGTACGATTCGTTGAACAGGTTGCGGAGGTTGCCAATAAAGTCTTCGGCAATCTCGGTGCGTAGACCGCTCTCAACAGCGAGACGGTTCTCCTGCATCCACTCCTCGACCACATAAGCGAGGTAGTCGTCAATACGCTCAATTAGTTCTTCAGTAACAGCAGCAGTGTGCTCTTCTAGAAGAGTTTCGTACTGACCCTGAAGGCTTTCTTCAACCTGACGAACGCGCTCATTGAGGTGAGCCTCAAAGACGGTTGCAGCCTGCGACTTGAACTCTTCCGAGAGTTCAGTGCCGCTGAACAGTGCGTCAATGTCTTCCTTCTTCATGGACGGCTTTTCAACCTTGCCGTTAGCGTCGCTCTTCTTGGCTTTGATGGTAGCCATGTTCTTGCCGCTAGCGTCGCCGGTTGGTTCAGCGATCTGTGCAGTCTTGCCGTTGGCAGTCTTGTACATCTTGTCGCTGGCGTAGTCCGAGACGGCTTCTTCCATCTTCTTCTTGAACTTGGCTTTAAGGAAAGCAGGCATCTTGCCCTTCTTGCCCTTGCCTTCGTCCTCCTCTTCTTCCTCGTCTTCGTCCTCGTCCTCGTCATCATCCTCGTCGTCGTCCTCGTCCTTGGCTTCGTCAATGGCTTCTTCGTCAAGGACTTCTTCCTCGACTACATCAAAGCCTTCGCCGTCTTCACCGTCCTCAACGATGTTCTCGTCCTCGTCGCCAGGACCAGGACCAACGTCCTTGGCATCTTCTGCCATGAAGGATTCGCCTAGAACAACCTTTCGGATTACATCTTCTATCTTGTCGTTTGCCATGACTGGATTCTCCTTGGTTCTATTTATGTATCTCTGTTAGAGTCTTGAGATGAAGTCCTTGAATACGCGCAGTGCCTGCTCTTCCAACTTATGAGCAGGCGTCTTTTCTATTACTTTCTTGTACCCCTCAATTACCACTGGCTTGAGAACTCCGTTGTCCCAAACCCATTCCCGACCTTCCATGATGCCGTTGACGAAAGCGTTGGGAGCCGAGGGGTCAGCCACAACATCAACAGCGGCAAGCATGAAGTCTTCCTGTACAACATTCACCCCGTCCTGTTCCTTAAGGGAACCCATGCCACGGGACGAAACGCCCAGTTTCACGCCCTCATCAATAAGGTTGCGGACAATCTTACCGTATGGGGTGTCTAGAATCTTGGCTTTGCCGTACACATCGTTCTTCTCTAGGCGCAAGTCCTTGATAAGGTGAGAAACGCGCTCTAGGTTCACGGTTGGACCTTCAGGGTGACCCAGTTCGCCCATTGCGCGATTGGTCTTCACGTATTCCTTCTGATACCGATCCAGTTCCTTTTCCATCACCGAAATGGGGTACACGCGACCGTTGCGGTTCTTCGCTTCAGCCTGCATGAACACGCCTTCAATAAAGTAGTGCTTCTGACCGTCTTTGGTTTCGGTCAGGATGTTGATGTCCTGTACTGTTTCGGTGATGAGTTTCATTAGTCTTTCGCCTTCTTGTTGTACTGCTTCCAAGCGGTGGCGTACATGACGCTCTTGCCCCGCTTGCCGTACTGCTTTGCAAACGAAGCCTTGGTCTTCTTGGAGCCTGTCATTTTCTCCATGCCTGGAGGCGAAACTTCGTCCAACTGCTCTCCGCCTTTAGGGGCATTGAACACCGCTTCACGCACAACTGCTTTTGCTTCTTCCATTGCCTGTCCTGCCTTGGTGTACAGGGCAGTGAACACGCCCTCTTTTGCAGCGGCGAAGTCCTTGGTTAGAAGTGCGCGGATAATGCTCTTGTTGATGTCCATGCGTGTCCTTTCGGTGCTGTACTGATTATTTAGTTATCGTCTGCGTTTGACTGGGTTTCTGTGTCTTCACCATTTGGAGAATCCCCCAAAATAGTGTTTGAAATAATCTGTCGTTCGCGCTCCAACCGCTCCCGCAGTTTGTCCTCAATGCTGCCGCGAATAGCGTCTCGGAATTCACTGTACGAAATATCTAGTTCGTCTCGCTTCATGGTGTACCTTTCAATCGTTTAAATCGTCTTCTTCCACTCCAGGAACTATCTCGCCAATGGTGACCTGTGGCGGCTCTGCCCCAGTGTCTTCTGTTGGTGGGGCTGCGGCAGCAGGATCAGGCACTGCACCCGCTTCAGGAGGTGGTGCTGCGCCTTCAGGAGCAGCAATTTCACCTTCTGCCTTTTCCTTTTCAATCTGCTTGTCTATCTGTTCAATGTCTTCGTCTGTTTGACGAAGAATGTGCTTGCGAACCCACTCACGGGAGAAGTACTTGCCCACAAAATCCTCTGCGTCACGACACGCAAGCAGACGCTCCTTGAGTACTTCATTCTCTTTGAGTTCACTAAAGTGGGAGTCTTTCGCAAACTGGAAGCGCAGTTTGTCTTCAATCTTTTCCCACTCGTCTTCTCGGATGATGCCCTTCAAGATCAACTGAACCCGCAGCAACTCCAAGAACAGTTCAGAGAACTTCATACGGAGGCGTTCAATGAACTTGAAGAACTTTACTTCGTCGCGTGAGATTTCTGAAGCCTTACCAAGGTTGAAACCTGTGGACTGCTCAAGCCGCGAAGTAGGCACGTTGAGTGATTGGAACAGTTTCTTTTGGAAGTACTTTACGTCGTCCATCTCGGACAGGTTCTGTCCACCTTGTAGTGTGGTGATTTCCGTACCCTTGCCGCCCTCACGACGAGGCATCCAGAAATCTTCAAGCATGGACAAGTGCTTGCGACCGTCCGCCACCTCACCTGTGTTGGGATCGTACATGAGTTTGTTGCGGTAGCGGTTCATTAGCCCACGCACATACTCTTCTGCCTTCTGCTTGGGCAGATTACCAACGTCCACATAGAACACACGACGCTCGGGTGCGCGAGTAATACGGTAGATTACCACTGCGTCTTCAATCATACGCAACTGGTTTAGTGCTTTGATGGCTTTGTGAAGATAGCCAATCACCTTTTTACGATACGAGTCGTACAGCCCCGAGTGTATAAAGCAAATAGAATCAGGGCTGATTTTCAGTCCTTCCATGCTAACGGCTGCGGAGTTTGGCTCCTTGTCGTTGTACACGTAGAACTCTTCAACTGAACTCACCACTTGTATAGCAGTGGGTCGGTTGTTTTGGTCTTTGACTAGAGGCTTCTTTTTGACGCTGCGGATCTTTCGGATCTTTACAGGGTCAATAGGGCGCAACTCCAGTATGCCCTTTTTCTTGTTCTTCTCGTCAATAATGATGTGGTAGTACAGGCGGCTGTCAATGTACCACTTGCGGAAAATCTCGTAACCACGACGAGAAAAGTCCAGTAAGTCTAAAATTCCGTCAAACTCTTCCTCAATCTTGTCACGGATAGACTTGGATAGTTTAATGTCGCCCGTATCAATCTTTACGGTTTCCAGTGCGTCACCGTACACAATAGACTCGTTGCAGATGTCTGAAATGGCAGTTTCCACTTCAGGGTGGATTGCCATGTCTCGGTACTTGTGGATAAGATCAATGTCACTCTTGATTGTACCGTCAAAGTCAACAAACGCGCCGTAGTAGCCGCCCACTTCAATGGGCACTGCACCGTCGTCGTAATCAGGAGCAACAAACGAGGGCGACTTCCGCGCTTCTTCTTTGTCGGAAGTCGCCCCTGTTTTACCGATAGTGAATCCAAACAGATTGATTGGCATGAATATAGAATCCTGTCAAGAAGATTTGGATCAGAAACCGCTGCCGATGTTGATGCCTGCCTGCTGTAGGAGAGCCTGGATGTTTTCCTGTCCGGTTCC